ATTAGCTGTTATTAATTGAAAATAAAAATATCCGCAATAGGTTGCAGCTACTACGGATACCATATATTAAACCTCTAGCGAGGAAGTTTAACCACTTTGTCTCTGTAACATCTGCAACTTGTTACGATGCAAATATACTAACTAATATGGAAAGTAAAAATTTAAATGAAAAAGATTTGAGCGAATTAACTATTAGATTTTTATCAGAAGTTAATAGAATTGGTATTTCCTTTTATGACATTGCAAAAAAAACGGGTGTCAAAGAATCAATGTTTACTAAAATAAAGAGAGGAATACAAGAACCAAGTAAGAAGTTTCTTAATACGTTCTTTGAATGCTATCCTGAAATTGACAAAGTTTGGCTGTTAACTGGAGAAAAAAAAGACGATAATTTAATGAACGTAGCAAAAAATTGTTATTCGGAAAGATTATTATCTATCATCGATGCTCTTGATATGACAGATGCAGAAATTGTCAAAGAGATAGATTCATTAGACAAAACATTAATGTCTCACATAAGAAATGGGAGACAAGGAGCATCATTAAATCTAATATCTTCATTTTGTGAACGATTCCCCTTAATAGATGCCAACTACATTCTCACCGGCAACGGCCCAATGTTTAAAGAAGAACAAGAAGCTGGATATAAACAGGAAGTTGTAAGCGATCACTCAAAGAAGTTATTCGAAGAGTTCAATAAGCAAACAAGAATATTGTTGGCTCAAAGGGATGAAGAAATTAGAAACCTTCAATTAGAAAATGCTTTTTTGAAAGCACAAAATAATATGCAAAATGTTGGATAAAACAATGCAACACAATTTTTTATAACAAAAGACGATAATATATTGTTATAACATGTGTTTTTAAACATACAAACAAAATCAATTTTAGTAATATCTTTTCAATAAATCTGGTGTTATATTACAACAAATATCCCTTTTAATATTACAAACTAAAACATTAGATTATGGAAATGTATGAATTATTACTGGAAAGAGTAGTCGTACTTACAAACGAGTATTTAAAGATTAAACAAGAATTAAAAGAATTAAAAGACCTGACCGAAAACCAAAAACACAATGATAGCAATGGCCGAATAATTCATATGAAGATTAAGAAAAAGAAATGATATTTGATTTAAGGGTGGTTTTTATTGACCACCCTTTTTATTAAACACATAATCAATAACTTTGGAATTAGCCTCATTTATAGAACTAAAATCCTTCTTGATATAAATTTCAGTTACCCTCATGGATTCGTCAACATGATTTAAGGCGGAATGGACTATATACTTGTCTATTTTAAGATCATTAGCCGCAATAGTAGCCCATGAATGGCGCGCAGCATAAAATTCCAAATCTTCTATGATGTCACCGTTCTTTTTTGACTTATTTATATCGTTAATGATCTTCTCAATCTCCTTAAGGCCCTTATTGATAGCTTTATTAAAGTTCTTATAATCGGCATACATTTGATAGAATCTGAACACTCTTTTCCCTGTATGATCTTTGTATTTCTCCAGCAGATCGGAAATAAACGGGGGTACATCTACGTGAATTTCCGCGTTATCTCTACGTCTAGTTCTTGTTTTCTCTCTGAAATACTGAATCGTATTATTGCTTATCTTATCACAGCTATATAAGTCAGCAGAATTCATTCCTATCAGACAGAAAGACAAGATAAATACATCTTTTGCAAGATTATATCTGCAATTTTGCTCTACATTTTTCCTGGCGTTATGCCGCATTATGTAGGGTAAATCATAAATTGCTTTTATTGTTTGCGGTGATAATGCCCTTTTTCTTGTAGTCTCTTCTTTGGGAACCTTAAACTTCATGAATGGAGACCAAGGTATTAGTATTACTCCTTTCTCTTCATCGTTATATTTTAATTTAGCCTCCTTATGCAAATGCCGAATACATGCGGTATAGTTAGATAACATTCTATTGGTTGTGATACGCTTTCCTTTTTTTATAGCTTCTAAATTGGATTTCTCCTTTTTTTCTATCAGAAACTTCGAATAATTAACCAGCATTGAATAGGTTATTTCAGAAATAGATATAATATCTCTTTTCATAAAGTTGATTAATGACTGAAGCATGCCTTTGTAGTTAGAAGCAGTTCCATTTTTACCTTGTTTTTCAAGATTGTTTATATAGTCCTTTGCAAAAGATACAAAATCAATATCTTTCTTTTTGTATTCTTCCTTTTGGTTCAAATAATCGACCAATTCATCTATTGACATATTATCTATAGTAAGAGCGATCTTGCTACATTTATTACGATAATAATTGATAATCTCATTGCACTGATCTATCTTTTCCTGATTTTTTATCTTGAAATTCTTGACCGTCAAATCTTCTTGGTTTACATATATAGAGGTTGGCAACCTTCGAACAACCCTGTTATGAGTTATCCGAATTTTTACATTCCAGGTCTTATCTTTTCTTTTTTGGTGCTTTTGCACTTCTGCTTTAAATGTAGCCATAATTTCATATGTATTTTTTATGCTTTTCTTTTTCGAGCAACAATAGAGCAACAATTTCAAGCAAAAGTAGCGTTTTAAATCAAAAGTAACAAAATAAAAGGGCTATAAATCATTTTAGACTTATAACCCTATTTATTTATAATCATCTGAAAATCAACACAAATAACTAATAATCAGACCTTATTTTTGTGGAGCGGTAAGCGAGACTCGAACTCGTGACCCTTAGCTTGGGAAGCTAACCAATAAAACAATATAATAATATGTACAACAAATACTTACAACAACACATTACAACAAAAAGAGCAACAATAGAGCAACTTTATCCAAATTAGAAACTTTCCTCTTTTTATTCAGGTAAATATAAGAAATATTTTATAGAATAGAAACAAAGTCGGATATAATCAAAAAAGGCAGCTCATTCGGCTGCTTTTCCTATCTTCTCCTTAAACAATCTCAACTGATCTATACTAGGATGAAAAGTAGGATTCTCCCAGTTCCTAGAGATAACCGAAATCATTGAATCCAGAAACTTCCCGCAGTCGAGAATCTTCGCACATTTATCCAATTGGAACTCTCCGGAAGGATATTTCTTGCTGTCAAGAACATCCTTAGCCCATGTCAGTAACTCATTCACCGAGTCGTGGTTGTATTTATTTTCCTCCGCCATAATAACTTTGTTTTCGGCAAAGGTATAAAAAATCCCCGACTACATAGCCAGGGACAAGCACAAAGATACAACTCTTGCAATAATCGCAAGAGGAATCAGCCAGTATAGCCACTTTTCTAGGCGTTCCATAGCATTACTAGCAGAAGCCGGCAGAAATCCGAGTGGTATCGGTCGTCTGCTTGTGAAATCAAATCATCTATGTAGTCTTTTTCTCTCATTTTCGCCTGTATTTCTGACAAAATGCCCCTTAATATCTTCGGCATAAGTTCTTCCTGCAATGTTCACACAAGAAGTTCTTCGCTATTGGAAACATCTTCTGACCTACCTCACCGGAAAGATATTGGGCTTCCTCCCCGTAAGGATCAATATTGAATACCTGTGAGATATGCCGGCACAAGTGCCCTTTTTCGTGGTCCCATGAGTTTTGAAACTCTCCCGGGGAAGAAGTGAGAGCAATTACCATCACAGTCTCACGGTCCTCAAAGTTCGAATAAGTAAGACCGGTATTGAGAACCCCGGAAGAGAGGTTTCTGTATGCCTGTTTGAAATCCTCTCCTCTACAACCGATACGGTGAAGTGCGCATAGAATATCACTGGTCCAGTAAGTCGTTACGGCATAGTACACCTTAACTATCCAATCATATTTCGGTATGTAGAAATCTTGAACTATCATAATCAGAGCATATCATCCCACATTATAGGTGTGCCACTTCCGATACAATCCGCATAGAAACGGGTAAAAGGAAGACCGTCATACCCGTCAGGATCATCTATGTAATCCTTCAAGAATAATGCCAAATGGGATTCATCTATAATGGAACTCTTATAATAATCAGCTTTCGCCATATTAGCTACATATACGCAATCATACCCGGAATCTTTCTCCAGTTTAATTCCGTACTTTTTCAGAAGCTCTTCTACTTCCTCCTTTTTGATCGGAACGAGTTTTTCCTTCTGCTTGGTAGCCTTGTTCTCAACTTCCATTTTAGAAACAGCCCATTCACACATCTTCTTAGAGAAGTGCCAACCGTATAACGACAGATAATTTTTCATTGCCGGAGGCATCTTGTCATACGTATCTAGTCTTTGTCCCATAATTAATTGCTTTTTAGGATAAGAGGGGATTTCTCCCCTCATACGATTAATAGAACTCACCGTTTGAACGCCTACGTCTACGCTCTCCCATATCTCCGTATATAGGGGATTCCGGGAAATAACCCGGCATACGACGCTCGTTCATGCCATCGCTGTCGTAGCGTCCATTCTCACGGAATCCCATTCCACCGCCACGCATTTCACTCATGGCCTTTTCATAACCATGACGGCAACCTTCACGATAGGCTTCTTCAACCTCGTTTCTTCCTCTCATTCCGAAATCACGATCATATCCATCGTGTTCTTCTCTTATCGTCCACATTCCCATAATTATTTCTTTGTTTTGGATGTTTCAATTACTCCGAGCTGTTCCATTAACTTCTGATTCTGTACAATGAGGTCAGCCATATTTCTGCTCATCTCCTGCATGTTCTTATCCATATTGGACATTTGCCCTTTCAATGCGGATATTTCCTGCTCCTGCTGTTGCTTGGCTGCAAATTCAGGGTTAAGCATGGCAAGCATCTGGTCACATACCCCAAGAAAGTTCTGATGATATTCCACGCTTTTTAGAACATCCTCACTCTTCTGTTTCATAGTAAGGACCTCGGTATTCATCTCGTCTCTTGACCCTGTAATCAGCATTCCTGTTTTAACATCATCAGCAATATTGGCATTAGCCGGTATCTCTTGCAAATTGACATTCTGTCCGTTTATATTCACGACAAAATCAATAACCTGGACAGGCTGTGGATAAGGCATGTTGGGAACAGTCTTATATATAGTTTTTATAGGGCTTACATTAACGACCTGCCCACATTCCAAACTTGGATTTGCACCTCTGTGAAGAAGATATAACGTACTGTTTACTCGTAAGTTCTGAAACATGATTGTTTAATTTTAAAGGAGTGTGGCTATTTCCATTTTGGAAAATACCACAAAACTCCATGTTAATTATTACTTGCTCCGTAAAGAAGCGGTTTCTACTGTAGGAGCCGGAACCGTTGTCGGTCTGTATCCGCCATTAACAAGATACAATTCGTTGGTGTACTTGTTGTAATGAATCTCATAGATGCCGGTTCCAGCCAAGTTTGCAACAGTTACAGGCTCATTGTTATAAGCCATCAACGGTCTTGTGTCCCCGTTAGTCCCTATCAGTATCGGGAGTGTTGCAGTCGTACCGGCAGGGATCGCCTGACGAAGATTGACATAGAACCCTCCGACATAGTCCCTGTTGCGGAACGCATGGTTAGGAAGCTCCAAAGTCACATTTTCAGTACCGACAGTTACAGCCACCGTAGGAAGAGTATTGAAATTCGCTCTTCCTATTGACGGAAACGAGAACGGAAATCCTGTAAAAAAGTTAGGCCACATAATTACCTCCTTTCTTACCAGAATCAACCCCAGTAGTTATTACAACCGCATCCGCTACGTCCGTATGCTGAGTCACCAACATAAGCACCGAAAGCAGCCGCACGGTAAGTATCCATGTTTACACCAACAATGTTAGGGTATTGAACTGGAACTGTGTTAGGTAACTTGCATTTGATTCCATCAACATCGCTTTGCAATGCTTGTAATCCTGCTGCAAGGGGAGCAATCTGTTGACCTACCGCATTCAGGATTGTAGCATTCTGATTACGTTGGGAGATTTCAGCCGTAAGAGTTGCCTTTTCCGCAGTAAGAGATGCAATCTTATCCTGTAATGCCTGATTCTGAATTGCATCAAGTTTGGCAAGGATAGCATTCGTGTTGGCAGTAGCACCGTCACGTAATGACAATGCGTTTTGGTTTGCAGTATTAACCAATGTATTGGTCTGGTTGCACATTGCAAGCTGACTCTCATATCCTTGTGTGGTTACAAGCTGTTTCATATCGCAGCAACAGCTACAGATTTGAGATGTCAGAGCGTTGTTACCCTGCATAATTGCGGTAAGGATACTGTTGGTATTCTGTCCCATTTGGTTGCCAAGACCACAGATTGCCTGGGATACAGAGTTAATACCGGCAAGGATTTGATCGGAAGAAGTGTTCACGGCTTGTGCCAGTGATGCAATATCGACACCGTTTCGGTTAAGTGTCTGCATGATCATCTCTCTTCCTTCGTTCGCTCCTTGATTGTTATTTCCGCCAAAGCCGAAATTGCCATTTCCAAAAATAGCCGCAATCACAATAAGCGCAATGATGTCTTGAAAACCACCATTGTTACCAAAGAAACCACCGTTACCATTGCCGCCTCCAAGCAGCCCCATCAAGTATCCGGTATCAATTCCTCTGTTTTGCAAAGACGGAAGAATAGAAGCAAGCAGACCGTTGCCTGAAGCCGCTCCACCGTCTTGGTTAAAAACATACGTTCTTTCCATAGAGATTTATACTTTTTTATTACGGTCAATATCAACCGCATCACAAAAGTATATAATAGAAACTGCGTAAATTAGAGCTCATTTTCAAGCGATTTGCGAATATTTTGCAGATATATTGCAATCATTTTGTTTGTTGTTTTTCGACTCTCAAAAGTAGATATCAGGTAACGTACACTGGCTGATGTTTTGCGAAGCAAAGTGGCGATCTGTTCAGGGTACAGACCGAATTCAGTAAGGAAGAACACTACAATGGAGCGGGCATCGGCAACCTCAGTCACTTTACTTGATGAAAGGATTAATTCTGTGGAAACTTCAGTTTCTTTTCCTACAAGGTTCAATATTTCGGCAAAAATCTCTGACTTACACATGGTAATTAATTTTTTTGTTGTACTTTTGCCTTTGCCAATCAGTACATACACCAAAAGAACAAAAGCATACTTCGGAATGTTAAGGATATTATACCCCCTGACACAACCGATGTATGCTTTGGTGTATTAAAGTATTGATTGGCGTCAACTTTAATGTGTCGGGGGTTCTTTTTACTCTGCCCCCCAAAGAGCTACATTTGTTATGATAACCGGCCTTCTACTTACCGGATAAACTTAGTGCTTAGTATAATTAATGCTTCATTTTAGCCTCCTTTCTTTTAAAACATTTTTCCATTGGAAATTGTTATGTAAGTAAAACTTAAACTTTTCATACCGGAAACGGTCTGCGAAGATAGTAGTTCCGGTAATTTACCACATAAACAAGTTATAACTAACTCCGGCACCGAAGTACAAACCACCCGGATAACTATATCCTGCCTGCAAGCCCAATCCCAAGCGTTTTCTTTTCTGTACAGGAGTAAGAGTGATGATCTTATTGTCTCTATACACTTCCATGAAGTCAAGGGTCGGCTTATATCCACTGACTACCGCCCGGTAATCATCGGTCTTATACTCCTTGCTTGTGATCGGTATCAGTACCGGAATAGAATCTCCTTCTACGGTTCTGTCAGTCGTTGTATCTATCAGAATAGGTAGATATACCGTATCGGTACGTTTCAGAGTTTCTTTTACCGGCTTAGGGATTGTGTCTCTTACTGTGTCCCGGATATGTACGGTATCTCCTTTAATGTACACAGTTGAAGGCTCGTGCGGATTACAACGCATCCACACGAGAACACCTACAAGCAGGCAGACTAATATCCAAGGGAGGGACTTCATAGAATACTTTCGTTCGAGGTCCATTCCGGACTAGACAACAATACATTTAAATCCTCGCCCTCATAGGTAGGATACGGAAAAGACAGCTCTTCCGTTCCGTCATCAGCAATAGTCTTAATCATCTTATGAGGGAATAACGCAGCATAGTGCTGGCATTTCATCAAGGTTTCACTCTCATTTACGCTCTTGCGAGGAACAAGGTTACGCTTGTCTATCTCATCCTGAGGGACCTCTTGCAAGTCAATTGTTGGGAATACTGTGTATTTCATAAACTTTACTATTTAACCAACTATATAATATCTATTGGGATATAAAATTCAGTGAGTTATGCATAAGTTTGCTCTCTTACTTCAAGTTCAGCTCCTCCCCCATTGTCAGCAGGCGCACCAATCCTGACAAGGCTGACTTTTTTTGCGTTTTTATTGATAATGACCACATCGAATGCCTGTTCATTTATTGTTCCATTAGTTCGCTTACCATAAATATAAGAAGCCCTTTCACCAATCTCATCACTATCCGCATTAGCCTTGTCGCAAGTTGTAGAAAATATTGGTATACCACCATCTGTCTTTTTCATTAAGTCCATATGCGTATGCCCCTGCAACATACACGCAACATTTCCACTATGCGAATCACATATATTAGCTATCTGCTGACCAATAGATGTTAATGTAGGAGTCCAAGATGTCGGATAATCATCAGACATATAATAATGAGCAACAACAACTGCAAGATAACCGTCTGGCATATTCGCTAGGGTATTGTTTAACCAAGTAGCCTGCGTTTCCTCAAATTTACCTGCCGAATCATCAGTAAACACCGAAAGGAACACATACCTCATTTTCTGGACAGTGTTATCTACATAATAGTAATTTGTATTTGCATCGCCTATAACACAGTCTGTCATGCCACTTTGTAATGATGACCATATTTCTGCGTCCGTGATATTGGTTTTTACCTGCACCCCATCTTCTTCAAAATAATTCATATATTCGTGATTGCCGATGGCGCGATATATCTTATTGCTTAAAGAATTAAACGCCAAGTTACAGTCTATGTTCAATCCGTCTGCATAATCTCCTCCCATTATAACTCTTGGCAACGGAACTCTGCTTGAAATGTAATTAATGAGCGCGGGGGAGTTTTTAGTATTGCGGAGCCAATGGATGTCCGTGATGAATACAAATGCATCGTAATTGCCTTGCGCATCCGCCATCTTACCTCTTATCGTTGATAGCTTATCCTTAAGGTAATTATCCTTCAAATAATATGCAGGTACAGGTTCGCTTCTAGTTTTTCGTATCTTAAGACCTGTATAAGTAGCATATGATGCACTCATACCGCTTGTTGTCGGGTACAACCTTACAGACAAAGCTTCATATAACAAAGAAGGCAAAAAAACTATTTTACCCGCACCCATTGACTTAATCTCAGTTTTTTCACCGTTTTTCGTAAAACCATAAATTTGTATTGATCTAGCAGAAATAGCATCTTTTATGTTATCACAAGAAATTTCAACCTGTTCATCAGCCGCAACCCCGAATCGGGCGATATCCTTATAGATATAAGTTGCTTTATCTCCTCCTGTATTATCGTTATTTACATCCTCTCCGACAAGATACTCGTTATAATCAAGTATTACGCCATCTTCAATATCCTTATCGTGGTATTTAGTTAAAGATATACCATCATAAATGTAAATAATTCCATTATATTTATACAATACACCTCTATCCAAGATATTAGTTTCTTCTGTATCAAATGGGGCTATGGAGCAACATCTATATATCTTATTTCTGGAGGTTGAATAATATAAATCACCGATTTTCCAATCGCTATAAATGGCAGATGAAGCACCAATTCCAACCAGTTCAAACAATTTATCCTTACCATCAGCATAATCTTTTGCCTCTTTAATAATTAAGTTTGAGAAATCTGCATATAACTTGATTGTTCCAGACATAAGCACCGATGATCCTGTTAAGTAAATCGCTATAGCTTCAACATCGGAAGTAATATCTATCAATGTATTTACATTTAATGCGGGGCTCCTTGTCTCATCTGTATACCATAAGTACACACTAGGATTCGAATTTATTATTCCATCTGCATCCACAACATTAAATGTCACCTGAGAATCCTTTTTAATTATGCACGGGAACTTTACATCTGGTTCTACAGATAAACCCGCAGTTAGTGCTATATTTATCGTAGTTCTCCCTCCTGCTATTTTTTGCGTGTACGCAAGATTGTCAGAAACGCATTTAATACTTTCGTTTATCTCGGGAATAGACGTTGAAAGTGTTTCTACATCGTCTTCAACCCCATAATACTTGAATGAGGTGATAACATTTCCGGCATTATGACCTGTAATATAATATGCATAGCCAGTAATATCTCCACTTGTATAGGAGAATAGAGTACGCAGACTATCGTAAGTAGTCTTATTCTTGATAGTTCTGCTTATCCGCATACCGTCATTCTTATAAATATAGAATGTCAGCATACAACCCGGCTGGAAAATAGCATCAGCATCTACATATAATCCGACATCTTCTCCATCTGCAAGAGTGAAATCCCGATTAACATATTCGCCATTGGCAGGTATTGCGTCAGTATTGCTTCGTGTGTATCCAATTTTGGAAAATACTTCCTCAAAGTTCCCATCAATCGCAGTTGCTAAAGTACCCCATGATTTTTCAGAGTCTTTTGCTATATCAAATATCTTTTCCATAACTTATTCGTTTTTAATTAATGTTTCATTTGAAATTAAAGTCTCGTTGTCTAACATTGTCAAGTAGCTGGAGATAACTATGTTGATCTTCTGTGGAGACTTGGTGATCTTTCCGGTTACTTCATAGATACCGTTGTCTCCAGATATGGATATGTCGCTAATGGCGTTAGATGATATACCGACCAGCTTATCAGAGGAATTTGACAATGTTATGGTGATAGTGACCGTACTACCCTCAATAACGTATTCCCCCGGATTAACCGAGTAGGATATCGACGAATAAGGGATGTTACTCTTCACTATTGGTCTGAACTCCACCATACCCGGATATAAAGTGCCTAGTTTGTGCTTCTTTAGCTGGCGCTCGATTAAGAATTTACTCATAGAGTAATGAAAAAGCATAAAGGAATACAGCACTAAAGCGGAATAACCGTTATTGATACCATACCTAGCGATTGTCAATCCTGTGCCTAAACTAGTAGAGCTACCTCTATTAATAGTTGTATCTTTATACTGATATGTTGACTGATAACAAATCTCTCTTTCCTTATTGATAGATATAGCAGTATTAGCTAGATAGGAATAGGTAGATTCATTTGCGTTAACGCTTCTATGTTCTATTAAGAAGGGAGTATTAGCATTTTCACCAGCAGCATCACTTGTAGCAGTAAACTGAGGAGTACTTACTATTGGATATGCTCTATCAATAACCACAGTGTAATCCTTCAATCCCAAGTCACCTACAAACTGACCATAGTCATCTACTCCGTCTGATTGCAAGCCTCCTTCTTCGTTAATACCACTTTCTGGAGTTCTAGCATAATTATATAACGTCATATCACGTCCATTACCACTAAAGTCTTTAAGATACCAATCTTCATCGGGAGTATCA